ACAGGGCCAGCTAAAACTCCTGAGTCCATTGTTTGTTCATCAGAAATAGTTGATGCATGTGTTGTTATATAAGTTGTGGCTGTCATAGCTGCAGACGGAGCACGTTTTGCAGGATAAGTACAAAAAACAGTTTTAGTTCCAGCACTAAAATCTACTTTGTTATCTGAATTAGAAGAGGAGATAACGGTATCTCTAGAAAGTGTGTCAGGTGTTGCATCTGTTACAGTTCCAATACCAACTTCAAATTCAGCAGTTCCATCGTTAGATATAGCATAGAACGTGCTGTTAGTCGTACCAATACCAGCAACAAAAGTTTCAAAACCTACTTCGGTTCCTGTTAAACTAAATGTTCCTGTACCAGTAGTTGTACTAGTTTGTTTAACTCTGTCATTTAAAACAAAAGCCATTTATAAAATCCTTAATATTATGCGTCACCAATTCTAATAATCGCACTTGATGAATTGTTTGTAGGAAACTGAATGACGAAATCACCATTAGTTGCCGTTTTATTTCCACCAAAGTCTAATACTAGAACCAGTTCATTTCCACCACCAGTTGTCTTGTATATCGCGGCACCAGCAGCTGTTAAAGTAACAGATGAAAAAGTTAAATCAGCAAAGTCTATGAAAGCAATGTTAGATGATATTGCTACCCCACTGTTTGTTAAAGTATTTCCACCTGCTGTATAGTTTGTTCCAACTGAACTAACTTGGTTAGTTGCTGAAAAAACTGTCGAAGCTGTGTTATATCCTGCTATGCTAGTATACAAGGCAAGTTTAAAAGAGTTTCCTCCATTACCAGAAGTATCAAAATTAAACGTTCCTTTTAACAATCCAGTTTTGAATGAATCAGGTACTATATTTGCCATATTACTATCTCCTTAGTATTTAGATGGTGATTCTGATTTAAGTGGAGTACGAATAACACCATCATTATATTCGTCTCTGCGTCTACGGCCTTGTTGTTCAACCGCGTACGATTGTATTGCTCTTTGAAAAGACTGTTCGTAGTATTGTAACATATCTGCGGGGCCTTTCAAGTATCCATATGCTTCTACCAAAGCAGCATATAAAAGTAAATCTTGATATTTATTAGAAATATATGTTCCAGATCCACTGACAGAAGCGTCTGTTAAACTGGTAGGTTGCTTTACATATGCTAAAGTTATTTCGTAAGTAGCATCAGGTGTAGGGGCAACAACCCAAAAATTAGCGTCCCAATTAGCATAATATTTAGGTAATCCATTAGCAGTGCTTGGTGTATCGTAGTATTCTGCCATAAAACTGGTGTCTCTTTTTTCTAAAAATGTTTGTTTATTACTTGAATCTTTTAATTGAACATATCTTATAATTCTTAAATCAGATGGTATTGTTACATACCTATTACCAACAGCTAAATTTGATGTAGCATAAAATCTATTATCATCAGAATCAACTTGTCTATATATTCTGTTTTCAGCATTTTTTATTATTGTATTTAAAATAGCAGTAGATAATACAGAACTATCTACTTCCGTATAATTTCTAATATCATCTTGTAAATTTGTTAAAGTGTATGCCATTATGCTGTAACTGTAACTGGGCCTGCTGAAGCAAGTCCACCTCCTCCTTTTAATGTACTAGAAGCTGTAACTCCTGATACAAATGTATAACTATTATCATTAACCTTTGTAATTGTATACCCTGCATTATTAGTAATTGTTGCAGACGAAACATTTCCTACATTTGTAGTATTTCTAAATCTAACAGTATTACCTGTAGATCTACCATGATTTGGTTCACTAACTACAATTGTTGTACTACCATTAGTTATTTCAAATGGATTCAATGGTAATAAAGTTGGAACTGCAGTTTCTGTTCTATCAGGTCTAGCATCTCTTAAACCTTGAGGGTCAGAGGCATGTGGTTTAATTTCTAATTGTGGATGTTTAGGTTCAAATTCAGATATATGAACAAAAGATCCATTCCATTCTTTTACCATTTCTTTATATGGAAACTCCATACCTGATCTATCTGATATTGCTTTTGAAAATTTTCCTGATGCTCTATTTGCCATTATGTTCCTGGATAATAAATTTTAGGTGTTATGTAAGAACTAGTTGAAGATCCATCTTCAGCTAATGCTCTATTTAATTCATCTTCGTATAGTAATTTCATAGCTTGTATTCTATCTGGTGCATACTTTTGTGATAAGTAATAAGATAATCCTGCTATCATACAAGGAACAAATCTGTAAGGAACATCTGCATCGTTAGTGTATCCACCTGCATCTTGTATTCTTTTTACATAATAAAAATTTAAAAATTTTCCATTTTCGGAAGTTCCTGGTGTTAAGTATAAAGTTATTGTAATTCTATCTATAAATCTTTGAACATAATATTGTGTTGGTTGACCTGTTGAACTTTTATTTGATAGTGCTTGATATTCTGATCTAGATATTTTTGTTAAAGATACATCAACATTAGATGCATTTCTATATACAGCTTCCAATACATCATCAACACCATAGACAGCTGTTGCATCAGATGTACCATCTGTTGTGGATCTAAACATGGTATATACGGCTTTTCCGTTTACTAATGTAATACTATTGTTTGCAACTTCCCAATAGTGCAAACCTCTATTGCCCCATTCTTGAAACATTATATTTAAAGAACGTCTAGCACTTTTTAATTGATAACCAGAGACACCTTGTATTCCTATTCTTTCGTAAGATTCTTCTACTATATCTGCAATAGAAAAACCTTTTTCAAAAGTACTTGTGCCAGAGGTAGTGTTTGCCATTTAACCTCCTACTTATCTATTATAACAGTAACAATTGCGTTAGATAAAGCAGATATAGTCATACCGCCTTCAAACACAATTCCATCCTCTGCTAAGTTGTATGAAAAAACATCTCCGTTTGGAACATCAGCTTGAAACTGAGTTACTGAATTACCATCTTGTAAAGTCACTGCTCCTGCACCTCCACTAGAAGATAAAATAATTCCTCTGAGTCTTGTTCTTCCTCCAAACACAGCACCTGTAGATGTTTTTCTTACTGCTTTTACATCACTTTTCATTATCCTGTGTATCCTATTGTTAATGATCCTGTTCCAGTTACATCTGCATAAATTGTTGTTTGAAATCTTATACCACTACCTGGTACAAAAACATCTAAACCTTCGCTTCCAAATGTTGAATCAAATTCTAATTTAGTTGCATCTACACCTGTTGCATCATAAAGTTTTACATTTGTAAAACCTGTTGCTAATATGTATGTAACTCTGCATGGGCCAATGTTTACTGAACCACCTGATTTAGTTTTTAAAACACCATCAGCTGTTGCCGTTGTAAATTTTTGATCACTTGCAAATGAACCTCCGCCAGCCATAATTTTCTCCTTGAATTATGTGGGGCCATAGCCCCACAATAAATTAATTATGAACTTGCTATGTTTCCACCTGTGTCAACTCTTTTCCAGTTTGTTCCATCTGAAAAAGCATAAATAGCAGCACCTGCTGCTCCATTGTCAACATAGATTAAAACGCCTTCATTTTCAGCTGCATCAAGAGTATTAGTTCCATCTGTAACTGTTGAAGTGCTTGCAAATGAATAAGTGTTTTTTCCACCTTGTTGCGTATCACCTGCATTCTTATTTGGGCCACCAATGAATCCATTAAGAGATGTCACTGGGCCTTTAAATGTAGTATTTGCCATTTTATTTTACTCCTAGTAATTAACGAACATAGTCTCTAGGTCGTCTATCATACTAGTCTATGTTCTGATTAGTTGTATGATAAGTTAAATATATATAAATTTTTTGAAAAGCGCAAGGAATCCTTGGGAATAAAATTGAGTTTTTAGAATTAAAATTATATTCTTGCTAATTCTGCTTCTGCAGCTTTAATTCTAGTTATAAGATTTTTAACCTCTATATCTATTTTGACCATATTCAAAGTATATCTGTTTTCTTTTTTATGGTCTTCGTCCCATTTCTGATCTAGAGATCTCTTCTTCTCGTAAAGATTCGTTATCTTTGTTTGAAGTTCCGCCATCTTCTATCTCCTCGTATGTTACACGCAATGATTTATTATCATAAAATGTGTTATACTCCATTTTTATATCATTTTTTCTGATCTTGTCAACTATAGCATTTTCTATGCTTTCAGCGGAATCTCTACAAAATACATCAAATTCCATGAAGTATCCGTAGGCAAATATTTTAACGTGAAACTTTTTTTCCATAATTTAGAGATAAAAAAAGGGGCTCGAAAGCCCCCTTTTGTTTAGTTCGGTTAATTATTACGCACCTGGTGATCCAAAGATACCTCTAGGGTCTGAGAATCCAAAAGAATATCTCTC